CCACGCCCGAGGGACCGATCTGGAAGGAATACCTCAAAGGCACGCAGGAAAAATTCATGCTGCCATGCCCGCATTGCGCGGAACGCATCGAGCTACTCTGGGAGCAAGTGAAGTGGGATCGCGAGGCCAAGGCCGACGGCAAGTGGAACATGGCGCAGGTCGAAGAATCCGCGCGCTACGAATGCCAGCATTGCCACGGCTCGATCAACGACGGGCAGAAAATGGAAATGCTCCAGCAGGGGAAATGGCAATGCACCAATGAGTCCGCGCAGAAAGGCTTCCGCTCATTCCACCTCAATTCACTTTACGCCCCATGGCGGTCCTGCACCTTCGGCGCGCTGGCGGTCAAGTTCCTCCGCGACTCGGAAACCCTCAACGGCCTTCAAGATTTTACGAACTCCACCATGGCCCTGCCGTGGGAGCAGGTCGAGACCAGCATCGGCGACGCCAAGATCCTCGGCCTTTCCGGCAGCTACGAAGTCGGCACCTGCCCGATCGACGAGCCAGCGCATGTCGTCACCTGCGCCGATGTCGGGCAAGACAAGCAGCACTGGGTCACCACCGCCTTCGCTGCCGATGGATCATCCTATGTCCTCGACTACGGCACCACGCTTTCAGTCGAGGATCTTCTCCGCGATCCGCCACTGCGGTCCTATGCTACACCGAGCGGCGGTATCGTGAAACCCGAGTGCGGTTTGATCGACTCCGGCTTTGCGACCTTCCGCGTCTATGCCACCTGCCAAGAGTCGGGCGGATTCTTCCACCCGGCAAAAGGCGCGAATGTCACCTTCGGCACGCGGATCAGCCGCACTACGATCGACAACTTCCCCGGAGTGGTCTTGTACACCTATGTCGACCACGCGATCAAGACCGAGCTTTTCATCGATCGGATCAAGGACCAAAAGCCCGAGCTCAAGATCCCGAAGAAAGTCACCACCGAGTTCATCGCGGGACTGAGCGGGCAAAAGCTCGTCCCGCGCAAGACTCCGAGCGGCCAAGTCTATGTCTGGAAAGATGTCCGCGACGACCACTTCATGGACGCGCTCAAGCTGTGCCACATCGCATGGCACATTTTGAAAAACGCCTGAACTGGTAAGCAGCGCTTACAAGTCCCGAAACAACTCATCCGCCACGCTGGAAATGCTGGCGGATTTTTTTTTGGCTATGCTGCGAAGTTTTGCGTTCGCCTCATGAGAGATCGACAGCGCGATCGTCACGCGCGTTTTTCCTGCCGGTCGTCCTGCACCTTCGCGAGCGCCGCCTCTGGTTTCTTTCTTTTTCATAGATTTCATGCGCTCATATCCCAGGTCTCGCGGAATCCGATGAACACCGGAAACCGTGGGGCTTGTTTCGCGCCGCTCGGCTGATGGCTGAACTTCACGATCTTGCCGACAAGGCTGTCGCGGTTTTCCCAAAGGCCAACGCGGTCAATGCCGCCTGCGTTGTGATTGTACGCCAACCGGAACTTCACGCCGGTCGAGAGGTTACGAACCACGAAGCCACCGAGCTCGCCGCGTCCGACCATGCCAGCCTTGGAAAGTCCGCGCTTGGTATTTCCAAAGGCGTCTTGGACTGCCGCGTTTTGGTTGGTCATGCCTTCGTAAGTGGAAACCACCACCGCCTCGGCATCCTCAAAGCGCTTGATCTTGAGAAGGTATCCTTGCTTCACGGTCGAGCGCCCGCACTTGTAAGGTGAATCAGGCGTGCGAACCATCACGCCCTCATAGCCTTCGGCCAAGCAGGTCTGTACATAGGCAGCGAGATCGTCGGTTCCTTGGACTTCCACAGGAAGCACCTTCACGACTCGATCGGAATCTGGAAGAGCGGCCAGAGCCTTGATGCGCTCGCTGTACGGCGTGCCGGTCGAGGTCTGCACATAGTCGAAGACATGGAAAACGAAATCGGGCTCGCCATCGCTGGAACCGATCGCGCTGGTCGTCTCGCTGAATGTGCCACCGCGCAGCATCAACTCGCCGTCCACGCCATCAGGCAGATTGGCCTCGATCCATTCGCGCACAAAGCGATTGGGAATAGGGAGGAATGAACGGGTCAGAGCGCGACCGCCAACCTTCAAGCAGCGGATGCCGTCGAGCTTCGGCGTGGCGAGCACGGGAAACGCCAACTCCTCATGTTCATCGCAGCGACTGGCAAGCATCGGCTTGGTGATCTCGGCAGGATACACGACCGGCGCTTTCGCGGGACGGGCGCTGAGCTCTGCCTTCATGCTCTCGACGATTGAGAACAGATCCTCGGCGCTGATGGTGACTTGCATGGGAAGACACTAAATCCGCACTTTGATTCCGTCAACAGGGAAATCAAAGAAAGATGAAGTTTTTTTGAGGGGTCAAAAAACCGCCATTTTGACACCCTCCCGTCGGCGTGAGCGAATCCATGAAAATCAGCGGCGTGAAGTCCTACCTCCGCCGGACCAAGACAAACGAAGAGCTCGAGGCCTTGGCCGACACTGTTTTTTCCAGCGCCACCGAGGAGGTCGTCATCACCAGCATCGGCACCGAGGGCTCAAGCTCGTCCGGTCAGGTGAGTTTCCCCAAGTGGCTGCTCCTCCAAGCGATCGAAGAACTGCTCACCGACGGAGGCCGCGAGCGTCAGCTTACCGCGATCGTCGACCGCTCGCGCTACTCGTCACCGCTTTGATTTTGACACCCCGAAATCAATCGTGAGCGAAATCAAAAAATCAAATCGCGGCGGCAAGCGCGCCGGAGCCGGACGCCCGAAGAAAAACGCCACGCCCAAGGCAGCCGCCTTTGAAGCAGCCGAGCATTCAATTAACCGCGGTCTCGTCATCCTCAACACCGTCGAACCCCGCCGCGAGCTCCCCGCCCAGACTCGCCTGGAGCTACTGAAGAAAGCCCGCTGGCTTTACAACAATGTCGGCGTCGCCGCCTACCTCATCGAGCACCTTGCCCAGCGTGCCGTCGGCACCGGCATCGTCCCGAAGGCCCGCACCGCGAATGCCGAATGGAACCGCCTTGCCGAGCGCGCTTTCGAGGATCGCGCCTGCGCTGAGGCATGGGCATTCGACGCATCCTCACAGGTCAACTTCTACGGCGCGCAAAGCCTCATCCTTCGGCAAGTCGCCTGCGATGGTGACTTCTTCGCGCAGTTCCTCACCACCCAGACCGGCGGCGCTCGCGTCCGCTTTATTGGCGGCGAGGCAGTCGGATCAACCGCCGACTCATCCGACCGCTCATTCGACGGCGTGCTACTCGATCAGTTCGGCGCGCCCATATCCTACCGCGTTATCACCGACCGCGCGAATGGCAAGTACACCGATGTCCCAGCGCAGGACATGCTGCACTTCAGGCACATCCGCCGGGCAGGCTACCCACGCGGCGCGTCATGGCTGCACAACGCAGCGATCAACCTTCAAGACCTTTCCGAGATTCTCTCCTACACCAAGGGCGCATTCAAAGCAGGCGCGCAGATTGGCTTTTCGATCACCAGCAATGAAGCAGCCAAGATCGGCTTGGGCGCAAAGATCACCACCAGCGAGGGCGAAGACCTCAGCACCGAGCGTCTCTACAACGGCACCTTGATTCCCAAGCTCAAGCCCGGCGAGTCGATCCAAAGTTTCAAAAACGAACACCCAGGGCAATCGTTCGAGCCGTTCGTCCGCTATGTGATTTCCGAAGTCGCGCGCGGCATCGGCCTGCCACCCGAGGCACTGATGATCTTCGTCGGCGCGAGTGGCACCGAGTTTCGCGGTCTGCTCGAAGTCGCGCAGAATTTCCTCGAGCGCCTGCAACAAATGCTGGTCGACCAATTCTGCCGACCATTCTGGAAGTTCTGGATTTACCAAGAAATCCAAGCCGGTCGCCTGCCATACCCCGGCGACGATTGGTGGAGGTGTGAGTTCATCCCGCCGAAAAAGATCACGGTCGACAACGGACGCGATGGCCGCCTGTACAGCGACTTGATGGACAAGGGCTACATGAGCTGGGAACGCTACTGCAACCTCCACGGCCTCGATGCCGAAGCCGAGGAGGACGACATCCTGCAAACCTACCTTCGCCGGAAAGCGAAGTGCGATCAACTCGGGTTCGAGGTTGGCGAGGTTTTCCCAAGCCAAGGCACCGTCTGAAATTTTGACACGCCCGCTGCGGCGTGAAGACCTGGTATGCCCTATCTGCCCGCGCTGAAGTTCGCCAAACCGAAATCTCCATCTTCGACGAGATCGGTTATTACGGCGTCTCGGCCAAGCAGTTCATCGGCGACCTCAAGCGCGTCCCTGCCGATCACGAGATCGTTCTCAAGATCCACAGCCCCGGCGGCGAAGTGTTCGATGGCAACGCGATCTTCAACGCGCTCAAGCGTCACCCCGGCGGCGTCACCGTCCAGATCGAAGGCCTAGCAGCCTCGATGGCCACCGTCATCAGCCTTGCCGGTGCTCCGGTCAAGATGGCGGCGAATGGATTCTACATGATCCACAACCCGTGGGGCGTCGCGATGGGCGATGCAGATGAGATGCGCGATCAAGCCGCGCTGCTCGAGAAAATCCGCGAAGGCATGATTGCCGCCTACGCCGCGAAGAGCGGTCAAGAGCCTGAGCAGATCGCCGCGTGGATGGATGCCGAGACATGGTTCTCCGCCGAAGAAGCGCAGGCCGCTGGCTTCGTCGATGAAGTCACCGACTCACTCGCGATCGCTGCCAATGCCAACAAGTTCTCACGCC